CAATACTTAATAACAGACAAGACATTATTTTAAAAAACATAATAATACTCCCATATTTCTATATTAATATTATTGTCTTTTTTAATACTTTTTGCGAAAAAAATTTAAAATTTCTTTATTTTTTTATTTATTCATAATCATTATTATCTTCACCTATTATTCTTATCCTTGGCCCATTAGGAATAAACAATTTATTGAAAGCTCCACTACATGCATCGACTTGATCTTTAAAAGGTCCATCTGGAAATAATTCTATCTCATTAAAAAATTCTTCATTCCATGCCCCTTTTACTACCTTCACATTACCAGCCTCGGAATAACTTGAAAAAGGTCTTGCTCTGTCTAATTTATTTCCGCTTACTTTGTCCGGATAAAAAGCAAATTCAGGAAGTACATTTCTACGATAATGATCAAAAGTTATTTTTCCACTACTCCCAGGCTCTTGCTCTTGCCAAATAATTACTTTTTTACTATCCATATCGGCAGTCTGTCTAATTACTTTTTCTACATAACCTGGTTCTTTCCTAGTTCTGATTATTGATTCTATATATATTATTTTATTTTTATCCATTGACATTTTTACGCCAGCAGTATAACAAGGCTCTTTATTCATTTTTGAAGGTTCAGTTGCCGCCATATCCCAATATCTAACTTTTTTGCAATCAATTGGGGACTGATCAACAATCTCATACCATCCACGATTAAATGTTTTTCCTTTTTTCTTGATTTCCCAATCTCCTTCCTCCAATTGTTTTCTTGTAATTGGATCGAGTTGAGATAAACTTTCTCTATAATCTTCCCGGTCAAGATGTGGGTTATCATCCATTTTAGCAGGCACAAAAATGACACCTTTTTTTCTAGTAATGTCATCGACATATCTTATTTTTATCCATTGGCCTCTTGAAATTTGTTCGTCTGCGGGAGGATTAGAAGCTGCTCTAAATCTAGTTGGTATTTCTACACCCTTTAATTTTCTTAATCTAGAAAACATATAAATTCCCTGATTTTCTCTTATTGCAACAGCTTCATCTAATGCTACATATTGAAATTCAGCACTTTGATAATTAAAATGTGCTTTAGGATCTTCAAGATAACCAAAAGAAAGGGTTGCACCACTCGGAAAAGTCCAACGTTTTTTTTCACCATTCCAATGAGCATCCGTATTAAGCAGCCATTGAAAACTTAAATCCATTATAGAATGAGGCATTTGTAAATTTGCCATGGTGTCCCTTATAAGAATAGCATTATAACCGGGTACATGTACATAAAGTAACCCAGCTACAAAAAGAGCTACACTATTATGAGTAACAATAAAATCATTTGTTATATATAATCCATTTGGATTAGAAACAGTTATACACCTTCCTTTTATTGTTCCATCTACTTCTATTTTTATAATTCTTTTTGAAATCTCTATTGTTTGTTTTTTACTTTTTTTGCGTTCCAAAGAAAATAATTTTTCTTTTCTGTGTTTTATATAAAGATTATAAACCCTTTGACAATTGTGTTTTAAACCTTCTGTATCTTTATAACTTCCTATTTTTGAAGTTATTGTTACCATAGCACCTAATGAGCGTAATACAAAAGCAACATCTTCCGATAATTGTTTAGATACTGTATAATAATAACAACCATTATCTTTTTTATCATTAAAACCATCTGTATCTAGCAAACCTTGTATTAATTTATATCTGTTTTTTATAGACCCAAATTTATATTGATAAGGTATAAATTTTTCATTGGATTTTTTTCCTAAAAGTTTATACAAATTTAATTTATTTTTTAAATATTTATTAAAATCCCCTATAAATCTTATTGTTTTGTTACTAAAATTTAAATCCTTTGTTTTAAATAAATTTAAATAATGAATTGAATCTTTTTTATTACACGTAATAGTTATATTTGTTTGTGTAGTACACCCATCCCCTAAAATCACACCCAATAAATAAGGATCAATTCTATCTTTTTCTTTCGTAACTAAATTAAAGTGTTGTTCCTCACAAATAGGAATTTGAGGGTTGTATCCTTGATCTAACCATTCTAAAATTTCTCTTGTTTCTACAACTTCAGCAGATTTCTCACCAAAAGATCTTTTATTTTTTATCTTTCTTGATTTTCTGGTTTTCCATGCTAACCATAAATGATCTTTAGCTACATCAGTAAAAGTATTATCAGAAAAATAAACCCTCCATAATGGCAATTCAATTTCAGGTTTTATTTGAATAATTCTTTGAATTGAACCATCTGGATTATTAACTAAATCACCAACCTTTAATTCAATTCCTTTTTTAAATCCAAAAGGAGTTAAAATAACTCCTTCATTACTCAAAATTTTTCCCCCACCTGCTGCGCCACCATAAAAAGCATCCCTACAATTAAGCATAAGAAAAAGCATTTGCCTGTCTGTAGGCTCTATAGGTATGTATTGTTTATTTATTCGCAATAAGTTTTCCAGCTTCAACAATTGATTTGTTGTTTTCTGCAAGCTGGACAATTCGGGCCATTCGTTTATCATCAATATTTACTTCCAATTTCTTTATATCTACTCTTTTTATTCTCTTCTCATCTTTACTTTTTGAAGAAAACCACTTAAACCGATTTGACATATTCATCATCCAAAGCGTATTATTAAATTTATCATTGAATAAATTTAATCGACCTGTTTCAATCCAATAACGTAAAGATAGCTGACTCCCAATTTTTACAGAAAAATTAAATTCAGGATATTTTTTCCTCCAAATACAAAATTGAGAATAACTTACACCTAATTCAGTTGCGATGGTTATTTTGTCTTTCCCTTCAGCAAAAAGATCAAGAATTTTATAACAAAATTTTTTTTCATAAATCAATTTTTCCCCTCTGCTTTTTTTTCGTCTGCGGGGACTTTTTGCTAATATTTGTTTAATTTTTTCTTTGAATAATAAAATTGTTTCTTTTGGAATCGGTTCAGGAAAGGTTAATGTTTTTATTTCTTTATCTTCAACTTTTTGAATTTCTTTTTTCTTAGATGCAGATTTTTTCTTTTTTTTAATTGGTGTCTTTATTGCTACTATTTTTTTAACTTTGGGAGTACTTTTCTTTTTCGTTTTCTTCTTTTTTATCTTTTTATTTAATTTATCTTTTATTTTTTTATTTAATTCATCTTCCATAATTAACCTCTGATTTCTATATTTATTATACATTTTCTGATTGTGAATGTAAATAAAAAAAGCAGGGTGTTACCCCCGCTCTTAGGAAATCAGATCAAATACAAATCTATTATACTATATTTTCATTTATTTGAAATACATTTTCTATATTTTATTTTGATTTTTCCATGCTTGCATAAAGTCTAAAAATTCTGTTATTGCTTTTTCTTTCTCAATAACAGCAGCATTATATTTTGTTAATAGTGAAGTAAAAGAGGCTAAACAATCAAGAAAACTAATTCTTTTTATATTACTTGAAATAGAGACAAAATTCATACCTTCGTGTTCATAAACTCCCGTATTAATAAATAACTGGCTATTCTTTAAAACAAATTTACAATTACAATTTTGATATTTTGCTGGTGAATTATCATCCATTATATCTAATCGAGCAAAAAAAGTAATTTCTGAATCCATATCTTTAATATCATCTTCAAATTTAAATGAGTTCAGAAAATTTCTTAATTCTTCTAATCCTTGTTTTGTTATAACTTTTCTTTCTTGTAATTTAAGCATTTTTATTCTCCAAGTTTAACGCCCTCCGGCTATTAAATACTTCATACAAAGTATATAAGCTATCTCCTCAATATAACTTGCTTAAGGCTATAGACGCTCTAATTAAGAGCGTTTCGAATTTCAATATATACAAGTAATATAAGAAAGGCTCCATCTATATACGTCGGGTCTTTCACACGTATCAAAACTTGTAAAATCATCTTCTTCATTTAATCTACAAAAAGCATTATAATCAAAAAAATTAAGTCCCTCACCATCTCTTTCTACTACAACTGTCCCATAAACTTCATAAGTATTCCCATCAAGCATTTCGTAAGAATCATTTTCCCAATCAATATATACTCTTTCATTTCTTAAAATTCTATTACACAAAATAGAGGCTTTTCTTTCAGAATACCCACAAGCTATTACAAAACTATGGAATCTAACTAATTCACTATTAACTTTAATTTTATTATTCATCTTTATTCTCCAAGTATTAAGCTCTCCAGCTATTAAAATACTTCATACAAAGTATTTGTTTTTCTTTATATTAATAATATATACTAATTTTATTTTTTTGTCAAATAATTTTTTAATTTTTTTAAAAATATTTTTATATTTTCATTCATTTTTTAAAAACATTATTAAAGCTAAACTAATACTGCTAATTAAAGATAAAAGAAAGGATGGAAAAATTAAATGAATAAATTTAATAATGTTTGAATTTAAATTCCATAGATTTTTACTAATAAAGCCATAAACATCTATTTTTTCTTTTTTAGAAATCTGATTTTTTAAAAAAATATGCTCCCTTTTATCCTGAATAACTTTTATTTTATTCTGAAGATCTGGAATCTCCTTATTAATTACATTTAAATAAGAATAAAAAGAATTTCTATCTTTATTATTTGCATCATACCTAAATTTAAAAATATCTCTTTTTTCATATTTGTCATTTAATTGATTATTCAATAATTCCTCTTGTTTAAAATAAAGATCATTTAAATTTTCATTATTTTCTTTTTCTAAATTCTCAAAACTAAAAACTTTATTTTGATATAACTCATATTGACCAGTAAAAATATTTAAAAAATTGTTCAAAAAAAGTATTATAAAAATAAAAAAGAAAATATGACTTAAAGTCTTGTTTTTTCTTATCCGGAAAAATATAAAAAAATCAAAAGAAACTATTTCAAAAATAAAAAACCCACTTGCAGAAATAAAAGCATCATAAGGTAATTTATTTCTTAAATAAGCAATAAAATTAGCCTCTATTCCTAAATAGCAAAAGGAAACAAAAATCAACCCCAAAATAATTTTTAAAACAAATATATTATTTATTTTATTTTTTTTAATTGGTTTTTCTTCTTTAATATCCTGAATAATTTGGTTACTTTCCTCTTGAATAAAAGTTTCTTCTATATCATCTATTTTAGGGATAGACTTATTTCCTTTAATTTGCTCTGGTGTTCTGTATCTTTTATTTTTAAATTTCAAATATTTATACTTCACCAAAAGAGTTAGAATAGACGATATTTTTTTCCTTGTTAATCCTGTCTGTTTTATTATTTCTCCAATTACCGGGGATTTTCCATATTTTTGATAATAAGATTTAAAAAAATCATAAACTTTTTGTATTTGTTCTTTCTCTGATTCCTGCATTTTTAAACTCCTAAAT